GAATTAATTTCTACTATTTAAAATCTAATCATTAAATTTGACTAAAATCTAATCATAAATGTTACCTTTTTTTGAATTAGTTGTAAATGAAAACGATGAGACAGGAGTTGACTTTAACTCTTTTGTTTTAAGACCTGCGCATAACAAACCTTATTTTGCTTTTAATAAGGACGTGAAAGAACACTTTGTATTTAATGAAGAAAAGAGAATTGTAACGGGTGTTATGATTAGTGCTAATACACCTATTTATAGGTCAAATCCAGATCGTTACGTATTGTTTAAACCTAAAACTATAAAGATTATTAGAGAAAAAAACAAAAAGTTAGGCTTTGCAAACAACGTAAATATTGAACATGATTCTAATAGAGTAATAGAAGGTGTTAGAATGTTATCTGATTACATTATTACCGACATTAAACAAATACCTAAACAATTCGCATCTTTTAATTTACAAGTTGGAACGTGGATTAGATCGTACAAGATTGATAATCCTACAATTTGGAACGATATTAAACGTGGAAAATTTAGTGGGTATAGTGTTGAAGGACTTTTTGAGCAAATAGAACTTAAACTAAAATAAATAAATATGAACAAAAACGTAAAATCAATCTTTGATTTCTTCAAAAAAGAGGAGGAGGTTAAAGTTACATTTTCAGAAGTTCAAACAATTGACGGTATCACTTTATATTATGAAGGTGACCTTGCGGTTGGAACTCCTGTATTTGTATTAGATGCTGAGAACAATCAAATTCCTGCTCCAGAAGGTGACTTCCAAGTTGAGTATGAAGACAAGGTGTGGGTTGTATCTGTAGATGTAAACGGAGTTATTACTGCATTAGAGGAGGTAATGTCAGAAGAAACTACAGAAGAAACAGTAGCACCCGAAATGATGTCTAAAGAAGAATTTTCTTCAATGACTGAAAAAATTATCAATGATATTGATGAGAGATTCAAAGCATTAGAAAACAAGTTCAACGAATTAGCAAGTGTAAAAGAAAGTAAATTCAAAGACGAACGTAAAAAAGTAGAAGAGTTCAAATCTTTGACAGTAAAAGAAATATTAACTAAAAAATAAAAAACAAAATGAGATTACAAAAAACACTTAAAGAAAAATTTGGATACGATGTATCTGGTTTAGCAGCTTGGAAAGACAACAACCTTCCTAACATCACTGCAGATTTATTATCTACTTCTACATTCTTAGACAAATTAATGTTAGAGGAAGGTGTTAAAGGTTCGAGAGAAATTGCATTATTATCTTCATCTGTTGCATTACAAGCTAAAGCAGCATGTACACCTTCACCTGATGGTTCTGTAGTATTCACTGAGAAAGTTTTAACTACTAAGCCTTTGTACATGGGTGTTGAGTTTTGTAACGAAACTTTAAACACTAAAATGACTCAAGTATTGAATGCTTTGGGTATGAAAAACCAAGAAGGACAACTTCCTGCACCTTTGGAAACTATCTTAATGGCTTACTTAACTAAAATGTTACAGAAAAAAGCTGAACGTTTAGTATGGTTAGGTGATACTGCTTCATTGGATCCAGATTTAGTACACTTTGATGGTTTAGTTAAGACTTTAAAGGCTGATACTTCTGTATTGAAAACTACAACTACTTACGCTACTTTGACTTCTTCAAATGCTTACGCAGCTGCTTACGAAGTATTCACTAAAATCCCTGCAGAGATTTTTGATAACCAAATGGACGTTGCTCTTTACACAGGAAGAACTGAAGCTTTAAACATTATTGCAGCTTGGAATACTTCTAACCCATACGATCGTATTCAACCAGTTAACGAGGGTGGTGCTTTACGTTTTACTTTGCCTCAAACTAACGTAGAAGTGTTAACAGTGCCTTCATTAGACGCGTCAAACGAAATCTTTGCGGTGCCTGTTTCATTGGTGTTCTTAGGTACTGATTCAAGAGAAGATGAAAACTTTGACATCAAATATGATTCTTACCATGAGAAATTGAAAGTTGATACGTCTTTCAGATTAGGAGTTCAATATGTATTCCCTCAATACTTTGTAAGAGTTAAAAGATCTTAATTATTAACATTGGGGAGCTAAACACTCCCCTTTTAAAACTTATATATATGTGTGAAATTGTTTCAGGTTTTGGTGCATTAAATTGCGACTCTGCTGGTGGTGTAGATAAGTGGTATTTAGGCTCGTTAAGAGATGAGGCAACAGGTGCTGCTAACTATACATACACGAGAACAGCTGGGGAAATTACTGCTATGGCAAACGTTGGTGCTAAATTGTTTTATGAAGTTATTGTTGACGTTGAAATGTCAGATTTCACAGTTGCATCTATTGGTACACGTGAAAACGCATCAACAGGTTTTGATATTACAGGAAACATTAAACTTTCAGGTAATACTGCTGCTAACATTAACCAATTTGAAAACTTAGTTAAAGACCGAGTTTGTCTTATTGCTAAATTAAACGATGGTACTTATGAAGTGTTAGGAATTGATAAAGGATTAAAATTTAACTTATCAAGAACTACAGGGACTAAGTTTGAAGATATGAATGGTGTAACTTTATCATTCGTAGGACGTGAAAAACAAAACGCGCCTAAGATTGGTGGTTCTATTGTGACTACTTTATTATCTTAATAAACATTAGGGACTATTTCGGTAGTCCCTTTTTTATTTAATCAAATGGAAAAACACGAGATTGATTATATTTTAAACAATTTGTTTGAAATTAAAGAAGAAAACGGAGAAAAAATAGTTAAATTTAGAACTTCAAAGAAAACAAATGTTAAGTCTAATAGAAAAAGCAAGTCTAAATCAAATAGCACTAACTCTAACGGAGAAATCTGATTCAGAATTAGCAATAAATTGGTTGTTTAGATTTGTAAATGAACAATCTAAAAAAGAGTATTTTTGTTTTTTAACAGATTTATCTACAAGTCCTAAAAGATATAACCTATTTAACCTTTATGAAGGTACGGATATAACATTACCTTTAGGTGATTATACGTATTTTGTTTACCAAAAGACGGTATTAAATGAAGATTACACGACTGGTATTGAATGCGAAACAGGGAAAGCACGAGTTTATGAAGATGAAACAATTACACCAACATATACGAATACAACAACAATAATAAATGTCTATGATTGAAGATTATATTTTTCGTGAGGCAAGCGTTCCGCTACCCGTAGAAAATCAAAAAAGAGGTGACAGTTTTATTAGTTGGGGGAATGATAACCTTTACCCTCAATTCTTGGTGTCTCTATATTACAATAGCTCTATACATCAAGGTATTATCAACTCTAAGGTTAAATATATTTCTTCAAGTGGATTAGATTCAGATACTACAGATAAAGCTAAATGGGAGCTAATTAAAAAGAATGGAAACGCACCTTATAGCTTAGATGAGATTGCTGTAATGTTAGCTAACGACCAAGAGATTTTAAATTCTTTTGCGGTTCTATTCAAGAAAAATCCTATCTCTAAATTTTGGGACGCTCATCACATTCCAGTTGAATTGATTAGAAAGTCGTCAAACGAGGACTATTACGAATATTCAGAGAATTGGAAAGAACGTAATCAAAGCGAGGAAAAGACTGGTTATAAATTAATCAAATCAATAGATTCTTTAAGTTTAGAAGATAAAGAAGTTTTATTATACGTTAGCGCGAAAAGTAAACAGCATTTAGTTGATGACCGAACTAAACAACTTACTAAATCGGTATATCCTATTCCTTCATATAGTGGGTGTATTAGTTCTATTTTGGCATCTGTTGAAATGAATTATTTTAGATATTCCGAGGTTGTAAACGGTTTTAAAGGAGGAACGATAATTAACGTACCAACAGGAGAACCAAACAACCAAGACGAAAAGAAAAAAATTGTCGCTAAACTTAAAGGTGAAAGCTCTGACAGAGATAAACAGGGGGGAATAGTTGTTACTTTCTCTAAGTCTCAAGAAACTGCGCCAAGTGTTGTTCAAATAAATGGTAATAACTTAGACCAAAGATATTTATTAACTCAAGAAAGTATAGTAGATGAAATAATGGTAGGTCATTCTGTTATAAATCCCGCTTTATTTTCAGTTAAAACAGCTGGTCAATTAGGTGGAACTGCTGAGCTTGAAACAGCTTATTCAATATTTATGAATAACTACGCTCAAGACAGGCAAAAAACTATCACAGACGCCTTAGAATATGCACATTATACACTTAATAATTTTGTTGGTGGTATCTTTTTTATACCAAAACCTTTACAATTAACACAACAAGTTGAAAGTAAATCACAAATTGCTGATACTATTGACAAAATGAGTCCTTTATTAGCTACTTCTGTTTTAGCTAACTTAACTATCAATGAACAAAGAGCTTTGGCAGGGTTGCCACCAATAGTAAATGGAGATGTTTTACAAGGTACAAGGCAAGCTTTTAGCGAAGTTGACGAGAACGTTGTTTTAAGCTGGTTTAATGAGTTCGGAACGACTGATTATAAAGAAATCTATTCTCAAGAAATGAAAAGCTTTGAGAACTTAGATATGAGTGAAAAAGAGCTATTATCAAAATACAAATTTGCTGACACTTTAAGTGCTGACCAAAATAGAATTATCGAACTAATTAATAATGGAGAAAGTTACGGAGCTATTGTTAAAGCAATCGACAAAGGTGCTACTTATGTAAGTAAGCAATTAATCGAACTTGAAAAATTAGGAATGATTAAAGGTTTTGAACTTACACCACAAGGAAAAAGCAACGTTGGTAATGTAGATTTTCGCGTTGTTTACCAATATAGAGAAAGAACAGACGCGCCACCACTTAAAGAAGGCGGAACAAGTAGACCTTTCTGTAAGGCTTTATTAGCAGCTAAAAAAGTTTTCAAACGCGAAGAGATAGATATGATTACAGCACGTTTAAAATCTGCTGGTATAGACAGGAATGTTTGGGAGTACAAAGGTGGCTGGTACACTAACCCTAATACAAAAGTACATACTCCTTCATGCAGACATACATGGTTTCAAATCATTA